AAACGCGATCGCATATTGCGGGAACTACGCCAAGACAAGCCAACGGCGGCGTTTATTATTACCCTATGCTACAAGTTTACATGCCATCAGAGCCAACTTTTGGGCGTGATACGGGTGTAGGTAATGTGACCGCGATCGTTGAGTTGCAAGAGACGGGGGTTAAGATATGATCGCACCAAAAGGGCAGCTAACTTTATTTGATGGAGGGTTAGCTGTATGACGCTTAATCTCTCATCTCGCAGATGCGAATTAATTATAGGATCGCAAAATTGGACTAACTGGATTAGCTTTGATTCTGGAATAATTTTGGGTTATCCAGAATATGAGGTTGGGACTGGATTAATGCCAGTCACAGGCTCCATTAATCTTAAAATTTCTCGCTACGATTCAACCGTGCCAAGCTCACCTAATCCTAGACTTAACCCTAGTCAATGGAAACGGGGTCAACTAGTCACGATCCGAATTGCAAATACATCAGGAACGCTTACCTATCTGCCTTGTAGTGGACAAGCTTTGCATTTGCTAAAAATGCCTCAAAAACCAAAAAGGAATATGGATGGCATATTAGAATTATCTTTGGAAATTGGCTGTCGATTAGCTTTAGAGAATTTTCCGCCCGAACCAAATCAAGATATATCTGGTATTACGGCGGGTACACCATTAGCAAGAAATACCGTAATCACAAATATCCTTAACTATATCGACGTTGCTAATTCGATTGACTCTATCCCCTATCCGATCGCCTATCCACTGCCAAAGCAAACTGGTAATTTTATTGGATTTGCAGGGGCGATCGCTGATAGTGGCGGCTATTATTTGCGATGCAATAGCGCTGGTACGGTAATCGCAGAGCCTATCAGCACTATCTATTCTGGCAGTGCCATCGCTTCTTATATAATTGGCTCTGACGAAAAATCATGGGACGCGATCGGTGATATCGCAGAACAACCAATTGAAAAATTAATAGTTACAGGTACGGTAAAAGAAATAATACCTGTAGACACCGCACCTAGCGAAGTAATTGACACACAGCCAGCAGGGGTACTTTTTAAAGGGACAGCCTTGGGGACTCAAAATCCTACCGCGTTATTTACGGCTAAAAGGACAATAACCACATCAGAGATAAGTTCAACATTTCTTAAAAAAACCATAGAAACACGCGAACCAGCAGGAGTAATTTTTAAAGGGACGGCATTAGGCGATCAAAATCCTACTGTGCTATTTATATCTGACAAATCCATAAATACTTATACTCTTGTCAATGGAATTGTTACGGCTCAAACTGTAACATCTTTTCAACCAGCAGGGGTAATTATAAAAGGAACTACTTTTGGCGATCAAAATCCTTCAGTACTAATTACGGCTAAAAGAGAAGATTATGAATGGGTAAACACAGGATCGCAAAAATGGATTAAAACTTATACTCGACATGAACCAGCAGGAGTAATTTTTAAAGGGACGGCATTAGGCGATCAAAATCCTACTGTGCTATTTACAGCGGCAAACTTTAGCGACGATAAAGATACGTCTGGGCCACCCACAAATTTTGGTGATGCAAGCACAAACACTACAGAAGAAGTACAGCTAAAAGCAGAAATATTTGCACAGCAATTAGCCGCCGATCCGTACCGACCAAGGCAAAGAACAATAGATGTACCCTACACAGTTGATCAGTCTCAATTAGTTGATTATGGCTCTCGTTTTAATCGCATATTATCAGGACGTGCTTATGGTCAGCAATTTGGCGGCGCGATTACTGACACAGCTTTAAGTAGTGCTTTTAAGCCTTTTGCGGATGTCGCTGTTACTGATGCAGATTTAATTTATTACTTAAAATTAGATTGCATTAAATGGGGTTTAAACGGGACAGAAGCATGGTTAGTTTTTAACGGTATCGAAGTTGGGACAGCCCCCGCTAGCACCCCTACGGTAATATCGCGCCCCGTTGCGATTACGTTAGGCAATTTTAATATGATCGGGCTTGCAGATTTACGTATAAATTTCAACCCGATCGCCCCTTCTACAATGATCGGCTTAGCAGATTTGTATATTAATTACAATCCAATTAAGCCAAATACAATGATCGGATTAGCTACTTTATAGGTGAAAAATCATGGGACTTTCCAGCTACTTTATCGACAAATTCCTTAATCATCATTTTAAGGGAACCAACGCGGGTACAGCCCCTACCACTTTATACGCAAGCATACACAGCGCCGATCCCGCTCTTACAGGCGCAAATGAGGTAACAGGTACTTACTTTAGCGGTCGAGCTTCGTACACTTCCAGTAACTTTAGCGCTCCTGCTACTGTAGGGAATAATCGAAGGATTGTTAGCACAGCATCTTTGAATTTTGGGACATCGATCGCGGCTGGCTCCAATCTGCCTTTCTTTGGTTTTTGGGACGCTTCTACCAGTGGTAATTTTTTAGGCGGGTTCCCGTTCCGTAACGCATTAGGAGTAACAGAGCTTCTAAGTTTTGGTAGTGGCGATAGTGTTTCGAGAGCGTCTGGCAATATAGTCATTGATTTGGATATTCTATTCTGGAGTATTTACGCCAGAGACTTGCAACTAAATTGGTTAAAAGGATCAAGCGCAGGTACAGCGCCAACATCCAATCAATTAGCGCTTGCAACAGCGATTGCTACCAATGGCACTATTACTGAAATTACAGCTACAGTTGCTACAGGCGGGAGATTCTCAATCCCTAGCAGTGGATGGTCTGCAATTAGCACTGTAGGTAATACTCGCCAAATTCAGGTTATAAATAATATAAATTATGGCAATGCGATCGCCGCTGCTACTGGCTTTAATTCTGTCGCTTTGTTTGATTCCACTAATCTAATTGTTTTTAGTTCAGTGTCAACCCAAAATATTACTGTTGGTCAAGAACTAATTATTCCATCTGGTAATTTTAAAGTGAGTTTAGGAAATGCCTAATTTTTTTACTTCTGTCATCGCAAGCGCCTCCCAAGCGCAAATCAATCGATTAAAATCTGTATCCGAAAAAGCGTCTTTACCACAACCAATACAGATTGGCTCGGTAACAGGGTTTAATTCTAGTACAGGTGAATTTATCGCGACGACTGCTGACGGCGGCATACAAGCCGCCAATCTTGGTAATTTTGGAGCGCCGCCGTCGCAAGTTTCTTTGTCTACTACTAAAAATAGTTACACAACTTTTGCAGACTTTAGAGCGCCACAATGACAGATTTTTTTGATGCAGTAGCTGGCAATGCTAGCCAATCACAAATCGACCGATTGCGTAATCAATACGCAAAAGAAAAGCGTGACGGGCTACTAAATCCATTTGCAACTTATCAGGGAATTGATCCTATTGATGGCACGGATCGAGTGGCAATAAATGGCGAAACAAATAGCGGATTTAAACTGATTTGCAACGCGCCTTTGCCAATTGGTGAGCGAGTATATTTGCGAAAAAATAATCAGGGCGGACTGCAAAGAGTTGACGCTAGGAATCGACCTAATCCAATACTATCTATCCCAGCGATTATTGATCAAACACCTTTTGTCATTTCTATTGGATTACAAGGTGTGAATTTTGTGTTTTACGGCTTTAATGATGGTGGTAGTGTTTCAGATCTTTTGTTTCAGATAGCTCATGATTCAAATGGATTAATCGACAAGCCTAATAGCTCCGCTAGTTTTTCGGATACAAAACAATTATTTCCGCCGCCTCCTATATTTCCCGCGCCTACTGAATATGAGTATTTATATGGCTATTTAGATTTTGATATAGATTCTTCGATTTTAGGATTGTTTGGGTTTGAGAACACTAATTCAGATACAGGCACAATAAATCTTTCTAATAGTAATAGTTTTTTCGTTAGAAGAGTAGACGATTTACCATTATTTGGCAATCCTTATACCAAGCAATTTGACGTAGATATTGATATTGAAACCTATGTTTCAATTGATAACGGTGTTAGTTATACGCTCGATATTTCAGATACTTATAATTTTGCTATTGATACGCCTACTCTTACCCCGCCGTCAATAAGCGGTACGCAAGTATTTAGCAATATTGATTATTTTGGCAGTCAGTTCAAATGGTATTTGCGATATCGTAAATCTGGTAATTCTGACTGGTATACACTATGAGCATCAACTAGCCATTGCGTGGTATTCATTTGATTTTCCTTAAAAAAGTGTCATAATCATTCTAATACTTTCTCCCTGTTTCAATAATGAAATCTTATATCGCTGTAGCCCCCGCTACACAATCGCAGTCTACGCCAAATAGCGGATCTAGTAATGAAATACCTATAAATTTAGGGACAGGGGCTGTAGGGACTGGACTAGTTGTTTTGTCTGTAATTTTGACTAAGCTATCTGGCTTTGTGGATTGGAAAGAGATTGGGAAACAATGGTCAGGATCGCAGACTAGTAGGATACTGCAATCCGAAAACCGCAAAGGGCAAGAGCTAGAAGCAGAGATTGATATTAATCAAGGTCTGTCCGATACCGTATCCCAACTTGCTACAAGGGGAATGGATACCACTACAGCCATCACAAAAGACTTATTGCATTTAGTGTCTGATGCGATCCAAACTTCATCGGCAAACGCTCAATCCTTACAGTCATTGGCTAAGGCTAACGAGTCAGTAAATAAAGCGCACGAAGATTTAATTAATGCCACTAGGCACAATACTGAAGCTGTGCAAGCATTGGAACAAGCGATCGCTAGCATTCCCACAGAGACAGCTTCTATATTAGAAATTCATGCATCAG